ACACACGAGATAGACTTAATTCGTTATTGATGTAAAACAAATCCTTTAACACAATGTCCTCCCTTACGTTAAATGTTTAACGTCACTACCAATCTCTTCCAACTTTACCATAACTTCTTTGTGGTTCTGTGTAATCACATCTTTATAGTCGCATAAATATTCTCCATGTTCTCGACAAGTATTATGCATATCAATAGCATTTTGATTATGACTAGCGAGTAAAGTTGAAACTTCTATTAATGTCTTGGTAGATTGATTAATATTATTTATAATTGGTTGTATAATTTTCCATACGAACCAAGCCGCTACTCCCATTGCCACACCCGGTACTCCAAATTTTTCCATTAGACGCTCAATAATTGATACATACTCCATCTACAACCCCCCTAGGGAGGAGGGGAGTTACCCCCTCCTATTCTTTATCAAATGCTACGATATCTTTGAATTGCCCGCGGCGTTTAAGCGCGGTTGCGTCTACAGCTCTCTCTACGGTTCCCATCTGTTTACGTTTTATTTCTTCTTTAACTTGTTTGGTGGTAATCCCCGCTTCTCGGAGAGCCGCGAGAGAATCGGAGTCACGGTTTTTAATATAATCGTCAATAAGTTTTTTACTTTCTTTCTTGCGGACATCTTCGGTATACTTAATGATTCGTTCTTGGTCTGTCCGTACGCTTTGTTCAGCGGGTTTGAAACCAAATGCCCGTAATGCGCGTTGGATTGGAGAGAGTTCCATAACTAATCTATCACGATTGTAGTCCGAACGAATCTCTCCAGATACCATATGTTTAGCATCTCTAACAACCGGACTAAAATCGGACATTACATCCACAACTGTTTCGTCCCACCTGTTACCTTCGTTGACGTGGTTAATAACAGACGCCATAGTGGAGAACATTGGCCCACCAAGGTCCCGTAATCTAGTAGGCATCATGTCGCTTAAACCAATGCGAGAATGAATATCCATACCAAGGTCATTAAAACCAAAGGCAGAAGGTAGCGATGCACCTAACCCATAGAACATCTGTTTTGCGAAAACTTGTCCGGTAGGAGAATCTCCTGCCATCTTCATAACTTCGCGTTTAATCCCTAGTTCTACATCAAAATCAAACATACCCTTTAATAACTCTTTGAGCCAATCCATCGCCGGGACACCAAATGCTCCGCACATTAGGAAATAAGAAGTCCAGAAAGTTTTCTTTTCTGCTCCGTCTAAATGCCCCGTCATAAACTCGAATTGTTTTACTGGATATTTTTTGAATTGTAAGAGTATCTGTCCAATAGGACCAAAACGCCTAAACATATTAGGAGAATCAGCAACACTCTGATTAAAATTAGTTGCTAACATTTCCTTTTCTGCGTACTCCATAGCTTGTTGTTTAGACATTCCTTTTGCTAATCCTTGGTCATAGAAACCAAGCATTGCTGTACGTCTCCCCCACATATCAGCTTTTAGGAAGAAATAAAGAGAACCTTTAATTGTACTACGTAATTTACTCTTTATTTTTCCCTCAGTTGGAGTAACACTAAATGCAGAATATCCACCTTCATTAGCCATAGTAATAAAGTCAGTATCAAGATTAGCATACTTTAATACTTCTGCATATTCCGCGGCGCGAGAATTAGTAGATTTACCACTCTTCATATATCCACCAATTTGATTTGCAATAGACATATACTTGCGAGTCATTGGACCAAACCCTACAAATCTACCATATCCTGCATGGTCGAGTTTAGCATTGATATTTAAGAAAATAGCTAACTGTAAGATAGCAGAAGACATACGATATAGACCTAATTTTGTATAAGTATTGAACGCATTAATTCTACCTGCTAATGCAAGCGATGGTCTGTCTCCAAGATTCTCCTGCAACCATTTGCCAAGCCAACCCATATCGTTAATTGTCTGATTAATTAACATTTCATATTCTGTCGGAATACCAAACATGTCCGCCATATATTCTTTAGTCCATTTTGCCGCGCGAGTTGGAGGAGTATTTTTATAGAAGTCGGTATTGAATACTTTGTTGTACCAAAGAATAGAATTATGTTTAAACGGCTGCATAGCAATATAACGAGAAGATTGCAATACATAATTATTATCAACACGTTCCAAATCTTTAGCCCAACCTTCCACACCTTGGCGTTTTTGCAACGCTTCGAAATAACGATTACGAGTACCGGCATGGTCTAGATAGTTCAATAATTCTTGTTTAGTAATATTTTCTCGTTTGCCAATAAATTGATAAATACCAGAACGATAAATTTCTCCTTTCGCCCCAGTATGATGAATTGCGGCGCGAAGAGATTTATTATCCCATGTCTCTCGAATCCCAATAGCATCAGCAAGTTTTGGGTATGCCGTGTCTGGATTCTTTAACCAAGTATTAAAATCATTATCTGTGAGAGCAATACTCTCGGCAAACATAGCTTTTTCTTCTTCGGTTAAAGAAGTCTCTGGACGTACTTCGTTATTTGTGTCACCGATACCGCTCAAACTATCGGCAAATTTATTTCTAATTTCGATTGAATATTCTTCACCCATAGTTTGTTTTTGACGTTTTGCTTCTTCAATAGCTTCTTTTAAAGAGGGAAAAGACATACGAGTAAAATTCTTATCGTATCCTTCTGGATATTTTATCACGCGAGTAATAAGGGACTTATTAATATCTCTTTTGCCAGATTTACTTTCTACAGTATACATATCACCATTATTAGATAGAACCGTGACTTTATGAGTGGTTCCATCTGTATCTTTGTAGATAAGTTCTGTCCCTATTGGATATCCAGCACTTTGTTTAATAGTAACAATCCAAGTATCGAATTGGTGACGCAGATAACCATGCTGATAATCTACATCTTGCAATCCGGTACTCTTTCTAATTGCTGACATTAAATCCCAAATATGGTCATAAACTTCACGCATTTTTAAGGACGCTTCGATGTGGTTATCGGCAAACCCAAAGTTATGACCAACCTCTAATGAACGAGAACGTTTATCATTTAGAGCCTGTTCTTTAGTGTCGAATTTCTGTCCTGCATTGTTCCAACCAAGAGTATAGAATTTAGTACCATCGCCAATAACTTCTGTATATTTATACAATTTTGCCATTTCTATTTTTGCATTATGAGCATCCGCCTCATTGGAGAACATACGGGCATCATCCGTCCAAGTTAGATTAACAAACTTACTATCTGGTAGTTTAAATGTTTCTACCAAATCACGCCCAATAGAATCTGCTTGTAAACGCAAATCCATAAACTTCTGATAGTCTTGTTTATTAATTTTAACTAGATTCCACGCCTCGTTAATCTTATGGAGTAAATCTGCGCGTAAACGTTCTTGATGTTTTTGCGCTTTCAGAGCCATATTAATAATAGGTTCAATATATTTATTTTTCAAAGCAACGACAGATGGAGATTTTAATGCGTAAGTCCACCAACCCATATCTGATTTAGCTTGTTGCCCGGTAATAGTAATACCTTCGGGTGGTTTAGTATTGAGAATTTCGTCCAATTCTTTTTGAAGATTTTCTGGCAAAATCTCTTTGCCCATTCTCACGAATTTATTTAATGACGAATTTACTTCGTACATAATATTAGAACCCATAGAAACTACATCTGGAGTAGATGTTTTTTCCCAGATTTCTTCATATGTAGGATTTCCTTGAATATGACTAGTATAAATCATATTCATCATTTCGGACAATTTATCATATGCTTTGATTGGTGTAATTTTTTTATTATATACATCATCATATAACGCACTTAAAGTATCCATAACTTTAGTTTGTTTATTCCCACCGAATTGTACTAATGGTAATAGTTTGTTCAAAAACGCTCTATTAGCATGATTTAAAGATTGATATTGTTCAATCGAATATGGTTTTCCTAATTCTGCTTTATAGTCTTGAAGAATATGTTCTCTTAATCGTGGAAATAATGTCATTATATTAGCATTACGTTCTCTAATATAATCATCATATTTCATAGAATCATATTTAGCCATATCAGTATTAAAATAAACGAGTTGTTGTTGCGCTTTAACCACATCGAATATTAATCTAGCTAAACGATTAGTAGTTAAATTATTATTCTCTAGGATATTTTTAATATCTAACATAGCTTTACGATTAGTAGATAATATTTGATTAATAAAATCAATATTACCATAATGTTCTTTATCTTTAAGTTTCATTCCTTTAACTTTAACTCGAATATCCGTTGGAATAGCATCAAATAATTGTTGCGCGTAGTAATCTAATACATCTTTAAATCTACTATCTAAAGCATAATCCATCACGTGCGATAATTCGTGAACTACCGTTTTATCAAAATCAGTGTAACGATAAATTTCATCAGAATTAATCCACAACGTTGAACGGGCAAAGGGATTATTAACTTTAGAACCATTTACCATAGCCCGGAAATTTAACCCACGTATTCCTTCTTCCACATAACTTGGCAACCATTTATATTTTTCAAAATATTGATTAAATATTTCGTCATTAATTAATTCAATATTGATATATGGATTTTGTAGAATAGCGTGACGTTCATCTTCGCTTAATTTTTCAAAGATATCTACTATGCGTTCTTGAAATTTCCTATCATTGGCTATTGTTTTTCTGCCGTCGGAGACAATTGGGATTTTGGCGAGGATTCTGTTCCATAATAGATTTCGTCGTTGAGTAACTTCGGATTGTTGTAATCCTTGCCCTGTTTCTGCAATCGTATCATTGCCGCCGATATCGCGTTGAGTTTCTGTTCCAATGAGTTCTGCACGGATATTACCTCCTACCGGACTAATATTTGGGGAAGTCCAATTCAAAAAATCTATTCCCAATGCGCCTGGTATATTGTAAATTTCACTATATAATTCTAATAATTCCTTTGTTTTATCTTGGTTTATTTCTCCGGTCATATTTTCTATAGTTAACCAAGTTTTTTCGTATTCTTCTAATGCTTTTGGTGCTGGCAATGTTTTTCCAGAAGCGACATATTCGTTAATAAATTGTTTTATATTCTGAATTTTTTTATCTACTAAAGACTGTTCGCTCGCAATAGATTTTGGTTTATTAGCATTTTGTTGTGCTTGTGTCTTTTTTAATTGTGCTAACCGTTCTTTAGATTCATCTAATGCTTGCAATGCTTTACGAGAAACTTTACCAGTTTTAGCAATAATGAAATCAACGGCACTTTGATTATGTTTAACTTGACTTTCAGCATTCGCTATATCTGCCTCCAACGAAGGTTTTACAGCCTCGGCAAGAGATTGTTTCTTTGCTGTATATTTATCAATATCTGCGAGTGCTTCGTTCATAGATTCATATTCCATACGATGTTGATTTTGTGTATTGGTAGCAGATACCCTAGTATTCTCATGCTGAACAATCATATGCCCTTTGTAAATAGTAGAATCACCAAATTGAAATTGCTCATCTGAAGTCTTGGATTTTTCTACTAATGCAGCAAGTTGTTCTTTTTGAGTTTGTTCGTCTATTTTAGGTTGCTGTTTTGTTTTAATATTAGATTGTGCCGGTTGTGTCGCTTGTTGTTTCCCTTGAGTTTTTGCTAATTCCATAACCATACTTTGCATTTCTTTTCTAGCTACACTATGGTCTGGCAAATCAGCAACAACTGTTTCTCCAGTAGCAATATCAATAATATCAACTTTACCCAATAAATTACGTTGACTCATTAATTGACCATTTGCAACAAATCCAAAAGTTTTTTGTCCTCGTTTAATCGGAGCAACTTTCGTTATATCGCGACGAGAAGCCTCCATAGCTTGCATAATTAGTTCTTGCGTAGGAGTTTCGGCAGTATCTTTGTTAACAACTTGTCCTCTCTGTTCTGCAAGTTCGTAGGCTTTTGCGTCAGCTTGTTCCTCTGTGGCAAATTTAAACGCTGGTTCACCGGGACGTTTAGTAATCCATTGTTCCCCAACTTTAGCATTTGCCACAAAACGAACTTGAATATCTCCCAAACGTTTGATACCTAAATTTTCTGATTTTTCGAATTCTGCTCGTTGAATTGGTTCGGGAACTTTGGTAACTTCAACTTTAGTTCGTTTTGCTCTTGCTTTTTTTGTAGCAATTTCTTCAATATGGTCTTGTAATGCATTTATCTCATTATTAGATAAAGATTTTCCAGTAGCTTCTTGTATAGTCTGATTGATTTGAGAAGCTACAGTAGACCATTGTTCGGGTTTCTCTAACAAAGATTCGTCCTGTTCTAAAATATCTTCGGCAAATTTTTGCGCTTCGCCAAATAATTCTGGATTATTTATATTAGCCGTAGTTTCTTCCTCTTTGTCAAACTCTGCCATTGCTTGTTCATCTTTGTAATCTTGGTATAATTTGGCAATAGAATTCTCTTCGGCTTTATATGGACGAGTCACTAATAATGTCCCTGTATCATAATCAATTAATGAAATTTCGTTGCCTTTTTTATATTTAAGTAATCTACGTCCTTCTACCTCGATAATCGGCGCAACTGTAAGTTGTCCTTCAGCATTCTTTCCTTTTACATCTCCAACATGAGTATATGTCAGACCATTAACAACTTGAGGTTTTTCTTGTTTAATGGGGGGTTCTAATGGTCTACGTTCTACTGGCGTAGGAGTTTCGACTTGCTGTTGAATTATAGGAGTCGAAGGTAATGGAGTTTGTTCTTGGATTTCGCCAGCATATGGTTGCTCCATTCCCGGCATTTGCCCAACAATCGCTTCTCCTTCGGTTGGAGCAATCGGAATAGTCGGAGTAATTACTTGTTCGATAGGAGCAACAGCAGGTTGTGTTACCGGAGTAACTGGAGTGATAGGTTGTTGAGCCTGCTCTGTCGGTCTCATAAAACGACTCGCAATACCGCCAACACCACCAAATACGCCACCACTTAATCCGCCAAGCAATGAAGAAAGTTTTTCTTCTTGGGTCTGATTTTGTGGAAGAAGAACACTAGCGGTTTGAGATAAACCTGCGGCAGATACATCGTGCGGAGAATAAGGTCTATCCCATTGTCCTTTAACGTAACTACCAGATTGAGTTTGTAGATTTTCTTGGATGTACTCACCCATAGCTCCGCCAACCATCTTCCCAGTAACATTTCTAAACGCGTGTTCGTCTTGTAGAACCTTTTTAAGAACTTTACCACCGGGGGCGGCAAATGCTCCTAAACTCATTAAGACGTCGCCGCCCATAGTAAATCCAAGGTTAGCAATAAAGTTCTCTTTAGAACGTTGTTCGATATCTGCTTGCGTTAAGTTTGTCTTTCCTTCAGCTAATAACTGTTCTGCTTCGGCTCTATTAGAGCCATATTCAGACGCAGATTCAGTAAGACCACTAATAGTACCACCAAATATTTTAGATGCAGTAGTTAATAATGGTCCACCTTCTTTGGCAATTCCTAATGCTTTGCCTGCAACCGAAAGACCTTTTGCCGCAGCAAGTTGAGGAGCAAGAAGTCCGACAATAGACCCACCTATTCCGCCAATATCTCTTGCCCCTTGTCCAGTTTTCCAATAATCGCTATCTTTATTGAAGAATTCTTCATAAATATCTTTTCCAGTAGCGTCGTATCCTGTCTGACCAACCCAATCTTCGTACATCTTATTCATGTCAAATTCTGGCAGACCATAATTACTAGCAAATCTGGCGGCATTATATATCCCACCAAGAGATTGTACAAAACTACCACCAAAACCAATACCAAGATTTGCTAATGTCCCTCTCGCGGGAGTAAACGGCGAAAGTTCGTAGTCTGTCGGTTGACTCAATTTATAAGGGTCAAACGCAAATGCCATTTTATCACGCCCTTGCTTTTACATTCTGACCAAACACTCCGGCAACTTGTGTCGGATTAAATCCTAATTGTTTTCCAAGCTCAATATAACTCGGTAAATCATTTCTAACAAAATTGTCAAACATTGGACCTTTATCACCAATCATTTCTTTTACCTTTCCAAGTTCTTCCAAGAAATCTTTTCTATCGGTGAGAGTAGGTTGTTGCTTCATGGTTGCTTTTTGTCTATTAAATGCCATATTCTGTTCTAACTGTTGTGACAATAAGTCATAATATTTATTAGTTCTATTGGCAGATTGAATCGCTAAAGAAGCATTAAGCATATCTTTAGGACTAATCCTATTTGGAGATTCGTATGGTTTTTGCCCAGTAGCAAGTTGGAAGACGTTACCATATGCTTCTTGATTTGCTCCCGGTTCACCCATTTTATTAAGAGCAGATAACCCAATTTTCATACGTTTGCGTGTCTGTTCTTCTTTCTCCATAGCATCAGCAAAACCCATGTTAATTTGGTTCATTTGTGCCATAGAACCCATTGCTTCTTTAATAGCGTCTGGATTATAAAGAGTAGAAGCAGTCTTTGCAAGTTCTGCCATCGAAGACATAAACGATTGCATTGCCTGTTGTCTATGTGTTGATGGACGCATAGAATCTTCAAACTCTTTTAATATACTAGGGTCAAAGTTTCCCCCACTTTGACCTTGTTGTAAAAAATTCATAAACGCCATTTGTGGTCCAGATGGTTGCATTGGAGTAGAACTTCTATCTGTCATACCAGAAGTGCCGGGACCAAGCGGTCCACCTGCTCCCGCAACTCCACTTTGTATCCCCATACGACTTAATACTTGATTACTATATTCATTAACTGATGGTTCGTTGCCTCCGCCTTGTGGAGCATTTGGGTCAAATAATGGTTTCCCTGCCTGCAATGATTCGGCATATCCTGGTCCAGCATACCACGCAGAAGCAACTAATTTAGGGTCTTGAAATTTATCAAAATATTCATTAAGTTTACCACGAACCACTGTTTCTTGATTTTCTGGAGTCTGCATTGCGTTAGGGTCTCCTAAATATTGCCCAGCCCAAGGTCCCCAATTTTCGGGCATTATCTGCCCCATACCGAAAGCACCTGTTCGAGCATTACGCGCATTAGGGTCTCCACCAGACTCTTGTGCAATCAACGCTCTCATAAAAGCGTCTCTCATATTATCATTCCCCCTAACGGCGAATTATTTACGACTACCACCAATATAAAATGGTAGAAAAGTATTCACAAAAGAATTGTCTACCCCACCCGGTATCATCCAAGGCGACACTTTATTAACGGTAGGATTTTGAAATTGCGTAAGTGGTTGCATTGGCAAACTTTTTACAAACGGCAAAGGAGTACCGGGCACAATACTTGTAGTTCCTCCCGGAAGAGTGGCATCAGTAGTTGGTTGTCCTTGTCCTCCACCTAATATTTTCCCTAATTGGTCTGCGTATGCTCCCCATGCTTGTTGTTTACTTTTATTTTCTAAACCCTGTTTATACATAGGCACAAATGTACTAGCAAATCCGCCAACTAAATCTCCAAGCCAATCCATTATATCGCCTCCAACTGTTGTAAAATTTCTTCAAATTCTTTTTCCGTGTACCCTTCAACCAAAATATCATTAGCATAGAAATTAATGTCTTCTGTTTTCAGTTCATAAACTAATTTAATACCAACGGAGACGATAGCATAGACTTCTTTACCAGAAAGTTTATCTCCGGTAGAAATCTCATCAATAGTTTTAAAAATTCCATTGTCGATTTGGATAGGTTGTGTTTTAGTACAAGTTAATACATTATTTTCCATCACAATGTCAAAACATTCGGCATGATGCATACTAACTAATTGTACTTTACTAAATCCATTTTCGCCTTTAACTTTATCACCACTAACGATTTCTTTAATCGGGATTTTTCCATCTGGAGTTTCTACTAAAGTATTTTCATCAACACAACCAATCAATGCTCCTGCTACTGAACCAAGTCCACTAAATAGTCCGCTAGACCCAGTTGCAACTGTTTGCGGAGTGGAAGCGAGACTATATCGACGATTTGCCATATTATTCCAAGTATCGGTAAGTGTAGAACCAAGTCCAGTTCCCATCGTATAATACGAAGCAGGAACCGATAACGAAGCCGCTTGAGCATTAGTTGCTTGTTCAATAGGTTTATAAGCATTTGCGTATGCATCATTAAGTAGTCCCTGTTGTAAAGCTATATCGGAACTATATTGTTTACCCATTGCTTCCGCAGTTCGCGTATTAATGTCTTTATTGGCACGTTCACTAATAGAAGAATTAATAACTCCTCTTTGCGCTCCCGTATTCAATACACCACCAAGTTCAGATAAACCCTGCGTAATATATTGATTTTTATTAGCGGCATAAGATGATGGAAGTTCTCCAGATAATAATGCTGTATATTTTTCATTAATAGTTCCTAATTGATTAGTTAAATCACCATACAATTTATTATAATCTATATTCAATACATTAGTTAAAGAATCGGTACCTAATTTATTTAATTGATTAGCATAGTCTAAATTTGTAGTTCCATATCCCACAGCCAAATCTTGAAGTCCTTGTTCTGTAGCACTGATTTTTGGAACTTTTCGAACTTCATTAACTGTCTTTGTCCCACCACCACCAAATCTTTGCAGGTCAAATTCAAACATTTATTCGACCTCCTTTGTAAAAATATAATACTTAACATTATCTATAGAATATTCATATGTCTGTTTAAATCCTTTAAATACTTTTTGAAAAATTTTGGGAGAATATGAAGTAAACGTTTTGAATTGTTTACACCCAAATGCTTTGGCAATAGTTTCCATGATTGGGTACCAATACCATTGATGTCCACAACATTGAGTAACCCACATTGTCTCCCCGCATACTCTATACATCACAAAACCGTGTTCATGATTAGTCATTAATGTGTAATTAGGTGGAAGAAAAAAATCTTCATTAGTAGATTTTTTATATTTTTGTATCCAATTCGCAATACTCATCATGATAATTTTGTTATCTCTACTATAGTATAAATTTCGTTAACTCCAGCATTTAATGCTATTCCAAATCCATCATCCGAATTACTGGCATTAGAATAATGTTGTATTTCAAATGTTTTGTTTCCAGTTATAGTAATAACCCCAGACAATATTGCATTAGATACACCATCATAATCTGCGAATACACAAGAAGCAGTTTGTCCTAAAATACTAGTTGACCCATCTGTAATATTTTGCAATCTTGCTTTATGCTGTTGTACATAACGAGCAGGACATAAAGCGTAGATATAATATGTTCCAGCTGGTAACACGAACTGGTTGGATGATAATGCCGCTAAACCAATTTGATTGACTTGATAGGTGTTCAAGGTTCTAGTACGCCATGCTCCAGACGAAAATGTTCCACCATGAGTTCCGGCATTTTTAACATCTTGAATAATCGTGATTAATTTACTATTATCAACATAAGATTTAATTGCTTTTTGCGTCGGCATTAATGCATCACTATTGGCAGTTAAATTGCCGTCTGTACTAGGTATAGGAGATACAGAATATGGAGAATAATTTGAACAAACCCAACTGCCATTCCCACGAGAGATTACTGTCATTTTGTCTCCCGCGGCTGTAGTAATATTAGCCGCGGCAGGAAGACTCAATCCGGTACTAGACACTATTGTAGTAATACCATCAAAAGTCAGTTCACGAACTGCCCCAACGGGAGCAGTAGTGAATGCTGTAATTGTAGCTGTCGCCGCGCAACTAATTGATACAATATTGCCAGTTGCCGCGCCTATAGCGCAAGTTGCTGTAGCTACGATTGCAGTAGCCACCACAGCGAAATTGAGCGCCCCAGTTAAACTACCACCAGATTCCATAAGCGCACCAAGACTAGATATATCAATCGCATCAGTTCCGCCAGGTTCATGACTACTAGCATGAGCAGCGATAACATCATTCCATGTTCCACTACTATATTCTTTTAACGACGCGGGAGTCGTTGACGTATCAAGCCAGACCTCATTAGTGTTTGGTCCCGATGGAGCAACAGTTCCAGCTTGTATATTTCTTAAATTGTTTAAATGTCCGTAGATTTTAGTTAATTCTAATACGTGTTTTTCAAATCCGTCTTCTACGGTTGTCCCGGTAGGAGATATATCTAATGGATAAGTTATTGACCAATCTGCCATATACTACACCTCCGTTACAAGTAATTCTATATTTTGTAAAGAAAGTCCGCCAGAAGCTACTTGTAATATAACTTCAATAGACTCGATTCGATGGTTCATCCAAGCAGAACTCTTAACATCTGACGCTTGGGAAATTATATCTGTATTATTATAAATATATTCTGTATTATTATAAATTAATACCCCAACGCCATTAAGAACAATATTGATTGGATATCTACCAACAGTTAATATCCCAGACCCAACACCTAATACATTAAAATTCATAAAAGTTCTTAATACCAAATAATCACTTTGACTAGTAAATTTTTTAAGTTTTAATGTAGATGTATAAGAAGTTCCATCTTCAGAATAGGTTGAATCATCCATTTTTAATATTTTACTGCCAATAGCACAATATACATCATTATTAACGCAAACTACGCCATTAAGTTGTCCTGTATAAAGTTTTCTTCGCGTAAATGCTCCGGTAGCATAATGATATATATAAAAATAATAATCATTTTGTTTTTTAACCCATATTTGATTTTTAAGTGGAACATGATATAACCGCACATCTGTTGCTACAAAATTTTTAATCAAATATGAATTTAATTTTTTTCCAGCGTCGGCGAGTTTAATTGCTCCATAATCTGTAACCGTAGATAAACTTTTAAATCCACCAATACTAAAGAAATAAGCATCATTCATTGCCGCTACAGTGGAGAAACGATTAACCGATGATTCTGTTTCTGATACCATTGTGACTAACCAATCTGGATATTCGTTAGTTAATTTAAATATACGTTGTTTTGTACCTTCATCATTATTTTTGTGTATTATGATATCGGTAGATAAAAACGTCGCACCAGTAATATAACAACCATCTTGATATCCAACTTCTATATATTTGGCGTTAGAATCAATATCGTCAAATGTCCAGTTTGTTTCATCTCCAACGCCAGAATAAAATAGATAATCATGTGCTTTGTCTATTACAACTAAGCGTCCATCACGTTCTTTAAGAATATAAGGAACAACAGACCCAGATGCTATAGGATTCGCAATAGCGCAGGTTGTTAAAACTGTGCCATTCCAAATCTGTAAATTCCCACCAGATGCAATCATTACTTTATCATTAAATAGTTCGTACATTGGGATTTCTCCACCAGTTAATATTCCAATTGACGAGGCGGTTGTTAAATTGGTAGAAAAGATTCCGGTTGCAGTAGTATAAATATATGTATTATTTATTGGGAAATAGAACATAGAAGTAATAGTCCCGCTAGCCGCAAATGCGGAAACAAGTCCGGGAACCGTTACTAATTGTCCATTTAGATAATTATATTCAAAGTTCTCTGCTTCCTGTAAATCATTATCTGCGATTGCTTCTGGATTTTTAGAAAGATTAATTCCGCCACTTAAATCGCTAAAATTAATTTTACTTACATTTTCATGTTTATGCGCTATTTTCATGTTGATACACCCATAGCGAGTGCCATAGTTTTTTGAATTACATCAATTGCCACTTTGTCTTGAGTTAAATCAAAAGCGTGTTTATTCAATGCCCAGAACACAACACCCTTTACAACTTGAGTAGCATACTGGTCTGCAAGTGGAAAAGTAGTAGAAACGGTTGTCGCATAAGGAAACAGTTTATAGTAAGACGCAACAATCGTTGTACTTGTATCAGCGATATGAAACACGCTAGACAAAATATATACGGGATATTCTCCGGCAAATTTAAAGTAATCACTTGGAACTGCAAGTCCTTCGGTAATTGAAATAGAAGTAATAATCGAATCGTGTTGCAAATTAATGAGATACATATTTAAAGCATGGAGAGCATCATTATAGTAGTGAAGTAATTCCGCGTCAGTATAGTCTACTTCTTGAGTATCTCGCATTTCATATCTAGCTCGCGCCAAAATATCAGAAACTAACATATCTTCACCACCTTATATTTGGAATGGCAATTCACATTCAATAAAAGAAAATTCTCTTCCAGTTACCATATTTGCAACATCTTGAGAAATCGAAGCAAGTAATGATTGGTCCATATTTGTCATATCATTTTTAAGATAAATCTTCATATATCTTTTAATAAGCTCGATAAAATCATCGTCTAAAGGAATAGTGTCACTTACCGCAGTCAATGTGGCAAATCTTTTTCGATATATAATATCTACTGACGAATTTGTTGAATAGAGTGATGTACCCATTATTTTATACTCTTCATTCGTCGGAGTTGTTTTCAAAGTTACTGGAGTCAATTCTGTTTCATCAACCAATGCAGTAACAATAGATTGAAAATCTGTAGGCAACGAACCAACTCCGCTTGTAAGAGCAACTGTACCAGCCGTTACAATAATTGGCGAAAATAAATTATTTAAAGCAATATTAATGATGCGTAATGTTGCATTCAATACAGAAAGTAATTGATAATCTGAATAACGAATACGATTTTGGTCATTTAATTCATAACGCAATTCCACAAATAATTGAGAAGCTGTCAATATAATTCACCTACTTTATATATAAAGTCGGTTTAGCAATTTTTACATCGCTAACTTTGTAACCGGGATTATCATCCAAATATCGAGATAAACAAGCCGCGGCATATTTCGGGTCTTTATTACGATTATCCCACCATGCCTTTAAACGTTCGTCGGCTTGAATTTGTGCAGGATAGAATCTAGCTACGTGCATCCAATTCTTTTTAGTAGTCCACCCTTTAGGGTTTTCTTTACGTTGACGATAGTTTGCACGTTCCAATTCGGTAGTGTCTATTTTATTAATAACTTCATATTGATTTCCATCTGTTTCAAAATATTGTTTCAAAATAGAACTAGACATAATTTCCTCCATATGAAAAAATGGGGGCAGATTTTACCCTGCCCCTTATAATTATTTAATTTTCGAAATAGTTCCACTTACCTGTAAGAAGAAGTCTGGAAGTAATACGGTAGCTGCATTAGTGATGTTCAGATACAACGCATCCCCTTCTTCGAGACGTTGATACGTGGTACTAACAGTACCAAGAGAACCAGCTACGAACGAACCAGTAGATGCGTATGTTTTAGTAACGAGAGTATGACCATCTTTATCCTTCATTGCAATAACACAAGTCGCGGCAGTTGTAATCGTAGTATCAGCGCCAGACGCATCGGGCAATACGTGAATAGCATCAACTACAAACATATATCCAGCAGGAACCATAGCGACAATACGAGAAGTCACGGACTGTCCAGTTACCAAATCGGTAATAGGAACCGTAGTAAACGAAAAAGCAGCGCCATCTAAAACAGCATTTTTAAACTGTTTACCAGAAGCTAACTGTCCAAATAAATTAGCATAAGAAATCATTCGCTTAACCTCCTTTTATTCTAAAAGAGAAAGGGGGAGATAACTCCCCCAATCATTAGGACAATGCGGTGATATTGGTAATAGAAGCGTTGCTATAAGGAGAACGACCTTCTACTGTCAACGCACCAGTAATAACCTTCTTCGTGAAGGTCCCAGAGCGAGCAACATCTTCCATCTTGAACGGAAGCAGGAAGGCGAGTTTCCATCCGCCCCACTCAATCAAATCAACACGGTTATCCGCATAATCGCGATGTGCTTCGACGGCGATTTCGCCAAAATCGGAAATATAACATTTCCCCACATATTACTACGTGAACTGACTATATCTTATTCTTTAGTACATTTGGAGCAGACAGTATTCTATCAAGTTGATGCCCATCAGGTCTGGTTCTTACAGATTGCATTAATCTAATCTGGTTTTCTGTATACATATTACGTACTAATTGTCCCTTACTATTACGAGTAAATAGCGTATCTTTGCGTAGTTGAATAAAATCCTCTAATACTAAGAGATTATCTTTTTTAAAAGATTTTAATTCTTTTTTTAGTAAGGTGATTAATTTACTAATTGCTTCCTGTCTGGAAACACGTAATGTGAATACAGTTTTTTTCACCTGCTGTTGCCTATCATGCTTAACAGAATTTTCATTGAGTATACGTGACGCATTTTGTAATATACCTTCATCTGCGTTAGTGATAGTTATGAAAGGCACAATACATAAATTACCAGTTTTGCGAAACGTAACTTGAAATGAAACACTACCTTCGCCGTCTATAATTCCGGCTAACCAAGCAATGTCTTTGTCGTTCATAAAATTTCCCCCTAAAGAATTTCTGCATTATACGCTTACTAATATAGTTTATTCGGCGTATACAACTCCCCAGACTGTTAAGTTATGGGTAATGTTAGTCGATACGAGGCTGTTGAATCACTTCACATACCTCTCGGTATTGTCCTAAAATTTAGGAGTTCACCGATAAAGCAGAATTATTGCCCGCGCATCACTACGCGGCGACGCTCATATTCCGAACGTCCACGATTTGTTTCAACGTAGTATCACTCATGTCACGAGTTTTCATCGTGCCAGCAGTCCACGTAGAAATAAGACGTTTGTTACGACCAGATACCAATGCGGCATCAACGTTTCCACCCTGTTTCCAAGCCAGATACATTGCATCATTAATCGCATCTTCGTCGAGGTCGGTACTATTACCAAGACGAATGATGTTAGAACGATGGATATAAGCCGAAGTACCAGCAGTAGCAACGGAGACAAAACCAGTAGAATTCAGAGACGAAGCAGGATTCGTATGAACGTTAATGGTATTGGCATCCACAACATATGCATAGTACGGAGTATTGGCAGTAACTTCAGCAGGAACCACCGCGGCGGCAGACCCACCATAGAACATAACCTGTTGCCCGGTCTGGCATTGGTGATTAGTCCAAGTGATGATACCAGCAGTCGTAGAGAAAGTCTGTGCTTCTCCACCGATGAAGTAGCGAATGCCACCCATCGTAGCTTCGGTGCCAGCCGAACCAATATTCGTGGTAGAGTTTTCGGCGATAGCTTTTTCCAAATCGCGAGAAAGTTCTTTCGAGGCTTTTACGACTTGATACGAAACTTCACTGGCAATACCGGCCTTTTTCACCTTCTCCTGTGCGTCAGACACAACATAGTCAACCATAAACGATTGAACATAGTTGCCCATCCGCACACGCGGCGTAGCCGACGTACTACCGAAAGTAGCAAGTTCTAATTGCTTATTAACTTTCGGAGGACGCAGACTGTCAAGCATGAATTCGTGGTACATAGCTTCTGCCGTACTACGACCCATACGAGACTGAATCTTATTCTCCAGCGGAGAGATATTAGTTACGAAATTTCCAAGGTCTTCACGATTCTAGGAATTATTATTAATTAGTAATTTATACTAATTACTGCGCCTTCATCTATACGCGCAGATTAGACTATATCATCGCTTGATGGCAAGCGTCGGGCGCTCGTGTTAGCCTCATATCCGTTCTGGATGTACGCTATTAGTCGTTGAACTTTCCAAACATTCCTGCTTGGCTTAGCTGCTGATTATCCCATCGGACTTCCCAGCAATTCACCCGATTTTAAAAGGGCAATCGTTCACCCTTTGCACTATATGTTACAGTAGCCATCTACTATATTCCTCCTTAAACTAGACCCCACTCCTGTACCATCCGAGCTAATTCGTCCGTAGATTTTCCACGCATTTGCGTGTAATCGGGAGTACGAACAACGTCCTGTTGCGTACTTGCCCCCGGCGTTTCTACAAACGGAACTTTAGTCGAAGTCGTTTGTGGAGTCTGTGGTATTTGTTGTTGCCGTTTTACAGCTCGTAGTTCGTCTCTTGCGATAGAAAGTGCGGCGTGTAATGCGGCAGGGTCTCCCATTTTAATTTTCTGCATTAAAGGTTCTGCAACCTCAAACGGTAATTTACTAATCCTCCATTTAGCATAAGCGTCAATCTCTTTCCAATCCGGCTCCTGCGAGAATGCAGAAATAACCTGTTGAACTTGATTAATCTTATTCTGCTGACTATAGAACTCTTGTTTGAGTTCAGTGACAACATCCACTAAAGCGGCTTGATGTTGAGGATTAAGTTCGTCAAAGTTTTCTCCAAAATCTTTTTCCACAACACTCTTCGCAGTCTCGAACAACTTATTATAATAAGCCTTTTTATCTACACTCTGCGGTTCTTGTGGAATCTGCTGTTGGGGAATAGTTTGCGGTTGTGGAACCTGTTGCTGAAATTGTGGTGTTTGTGCCATGAATTGTTCGTATTGTTGACGCTGTTGAGATAACTGTTGTGTCGCCTTTGAAAACGGAACTTGCATTGATTTATACAACTCTTGTAACTCTGGAGGGAGTTTAAAAGGGTCAATTTTATCAAAGGAAGTCTGTTTCAATTCGTCTGGAGTGTAATACTGTTGCGGAGGTTGTTCAGGCGTTTGCGGCGCGTGATTCCCCAGCATAGCGTCACTCATAACAATATTCCCGTCTTCGTCAATAGCAATATCGAAATCTTCTTCTGGCGTTTGACTTGCTTGCGGTGCTACAGGTTCTTGCGGAGCAAGTTCTCCTTCAGCAAAACGTTGCAAGTCCATAATAAATTTGTACATTAATACTACCTCCCGTGGATTCTCTTTCGAGTTCTTCCACATATTTTGTTTACCACATAGAATCGAGTTCTTTCATCAATCGTTCTTCGCTTTCGGCGATTCGATTTAATGATTCCCTCGTTAAAGTAGCATCTGCTACTTGAGACATAAGTTTATTGTGGAACTTGTCCAACAGGTTTAGTTCTGTTCGCAGTTCCAACAGTTCCTCCATCGTTAATGTTTTCGAAGTTTTGAACCGTGCGATTATCCCCTGCCGTTCCGAGAGGAGGAAGTCCTCCAGATACGCCGACAACACCTCCACCAGTTCCTCCCGGTGTGCTTGGGCTAGGAGAAATTCCTTGCGTTCTCTGTCCATTGTCTCCTCCAAATAATACCTGTATTTCCGGCGGTAACATTAACATTACTTCCGGTGGTAGTTGTCCAGTTTGATAATAGTAAGACATAATTCCCGGTGGCAACGAAGAAAGAATCTGCATCTTAATTGTCGTTTCCATGATTGCCCGTTGTTGTTGAATAGCGGGGTCAGTTAAATAATCGTTAGTATTTTTGAATCCAACTTCTTCTACCCATTTTTTCAAGATATTGTAAATATTGGTAGGAGTTGCTACTGGAATACCTTGACTACTAACTTGCAATATAGCCGTCAATAATGTTTGCAGATTCATAACTGTTTGTTCTTTGGTAGAAATTCCCATTCCAGCATTAACTACTAAATCGAATTCTCCACTTAAATCATCTGGAGTAATTTTCATTTCTTCATTAGTAAGTCTAACAACTGTTGGCATATCTACAAATTTCTGATTAAGAGTAACCAAAAATCTAAACAAATCCCGAATGCCAGTTTCCGCCATGCGACGAACCATAAGTTCAAGACGTTGATTGCCAGCAGACATGATTGACTGAATGCCAGTAGCAGTACGATTGGCACTCTGGGCATTAAGTCCCTGTCCATATCGTGTTACACCACTATCAAGTTCTTTTTGCCCATCAGCATAATCAAGCATAGGAAAAGTAGCATTAGAAAGAGGAATAGGCGGCATCGGCATAATAGCATCACTCATTGACGCTCCTTGTTTTTTCCGCAACCAGTTCCTTCCTTCAATGAGGTCGTTAATATTAATAGCCTGCTCATCGACAACAATTCGCGGGTCGTTTGATAAAGCGATATTAACCGCCATCTGTTTAATCATCGCAGTTTTAATATCCTGCCATTGAGCAACCTTATCAATAAATGATTGTTTAGGAAAGATTCTAAAAGGTTCTTTGATTGGACACAAGGCGAAGAATGGATGTTGTCCATAGACATTTTCTTCCATACGAAGAATTACATCTCCGCATTTTGTGATAATCATATGTTCTAGAATACCATCTTTATTAATATCAATATCAACATAACATTCATAAATAAGTTTTTCTTTACGGGCATCATCTTGATAACCATAAGCAGATAAATCAATATCGGTAATTTCTTCTTCTAAATCGTCTACTATAGATTCTTCTTCACCATCTTTAATAGCCTCTTCAACATTAGCATAGAATCCTTGTTTTTCTTTCTCCCGCAAATACGAAGCAGACACACGTTTCTTTTGTGCCACAAACTTACAGTCCTGTAAAGTCCTTGCTTGTGGGTCAAACAAAAATTCAGACAACATTACATTTTCAATGCGTGGTTGATTTTTAGTATAATAAGACTGTGTATATGTAACTTGAAAATTACCAAACTCATCTGCGGGAATTACATTAGTAATTAATAATCCTTGGTCATAAGCAGCATTTAAAGCGTCTAAAGACATTGCAGTTGTAACATCTTTTTGTTTTTCTTCACGCTCCCAATAGCATTTCACAATTCCAAGACCAGTAATTAAACTATCTTTAATCCAATCATAAAGAATTGTGAACATGTCATTTTTACGCATTAATTGATAATTAATAAGTTTTTCCATCAATTTTGCTTTACGAACGTCTTCCGCTTCTGCCCCTTCGATTCTGATTACTTCATCAGTTCCCATAAGTATACGCATAATAGATGGCATTGCTCCATCCAAAGTAGACATTACATCGCGTGAAACTAGAGAAGATTGTTTAGAAAGTTTTGGAAACTTTGTGTCAAAATAAGAAGTTTCAGCAAAGAATTTTTTATATCTTTCAAGTACGTCTGGTTTTATCTTCTCGTCACGGTAGTTTTCAGCCAAACGAATATCTTCATCGAGATATTCTATTACAAAACGAGTTAGTTCATCCACTTACTCACCACCTTTACATTGCCCCCATTATAGGCATTTGTTTTTCATTATAATCTCCCCAAGCATTTGTCGGGGCTATAGCAATTTGTTCCATATAAGCTAAAGAGTCAATTAAATCGTCGTGGAGAGACATCGGTTTCGACATCGTAAATCCAAGCAATTCTGCTTCTAGTTCTGTCAACCAACTAGCATTTTCAGCAAACCATACTGTGCCAGCCACAAAACGAGGTTGAATCTGATTGATACGAAGAGTTTTCTTTTTGTCCGCTACCAATTCTTTAATAGCAAACCAAATATTACGTTTAGGCATTTCCTTTATGATAAATGGTTGAATGGCGGCTTTATATGCCCCTTGTTCAATTCCAACAAAAATAGGTTTATATTTTTGCACAGTTTCGAATAGTTTCTCGACCATTGTATCTACATCCCATCGGCCATACTTTATATCTAATACAAACCAATGATGGTCAGAATTTACTGCCACGGTTGTAATGGCGCGAAAGTCTGATGTTGATTTTTCTGAATATGCCCAATCAACAGTAGTATATACGGACATACCAGAATGAGAAAATGTAGTCGGATTAAAATATCTAAACATTTCTCGTTTAAATACTTGGTCTTCTGGAGACATAGATAAACACATCTTATTTTGAAACCAAATATTAAGTTTACCAATGGCGCGGAAATCTTCTCGTTCTTGTTCTATCTGCGCCAAAGTATTTTTAGCTGGCCATGAAGGTTGACCATCATCATCTAGGACTGCGACTTTGTGAATACTAAATTTTAATGATTTAGCATTAGCTATAATACGTTCTGCTAAACATTTCTCACCAAGATTATTGGCGGTCATAAAAATACGGCAAGTCATTCCAAGGAAATATACATCTGACAAAAACCAATCCCAATCATTATCTTGAATAGTATCAGATAACGAATCTTCCAAGTCCTGTGGGTCGTCAATAACGATTAGTTTAGGTCGTCTATCTTTATAGTTAAGTCCGCGGATAGAAGACCCTTTGCCATATGCTTCAATCCTTATATTAATAACTTCGCCATGTTTATTTTTAACATTGACTTCTAATCCTTTTTCTGTATTCTCTATAATTTTAACAAGATTAGAACAAAGAATCGGATGAGATAAATATTCAGCAGAAATTTCTTTAAGTTTTTTAGATGCTTCCTTTTGTGTAGATTTAATAATAACAATATAATTATATTCTACCGAAGGATACATAAGACGATATAAAGTATGGGCGCGAATAACAAGTGAACTATTGTGTGTTGGTATAAATCTATCAGTAATTAAAAATAAATGATTTGGCGAATCTACCAAAATACAACGTACTGGTACTGGTGGTACAACTTCCACACTTACAATAGAACGACTTAAACTTCTTTTATGTTGTGTAGGTTGTATATATTGTAATTTGCGCGGCAAACGAAATATAGGTAACGTAGTTTTAAAAGCCACTATCCACACATCGCCACAATTTTTATCATATAATCGTGCCGTTTTTCGCGTGCATGTGTATTTAATTCCTAAACTTCCTATTAATGCACAAATGCCATCAATGATATCTTTATTTGTATTACAAAAAGTTGATGTACCTATTTTTGTGTCTTGATTAGCTATTGTGCCATCAGTATCCATAAGTCCCTGCAATAATGCAAGTCTATCATGAAAACTAGATAGTAAATATTGCTTTGGAATCATTTTCTTTTTGTATATACCTAATTCTCTTAATGGATAAGATAATTTCGCCTTAATAGTGTAGCAAGTATCATTTGGTTTTTGCATTAATTTGGCATTAGGCAAGATTGATAATATTTCGGAAAATAGAATATCTCTATCTTCATCGCTAACAGTTATTTCATCTTTGCCTGTTGAGCCATCACCTAACCAAACTCCCAATATATATGGGTCTAATACTAGTTCTTGTTTTGGTAACTCGACAGGTTTACATACTGGTATACGATAAGCAAATTCGTAATATCCATCTGATTTTCTTCTACCAAGATTTTGTCTTTCAAACATTTCGTAGGTATCTATTACATGGGTTTTACGCGCATGTTTGTCCCAAACTTCCCATAAATGTCCACCATCTGCTACTACTTCAGTTTTATCGTCGAATGTTATTTTAAAACAATCATGATTAGTGAAAATAGGAGAAAGCATTTTGACTTTGGTTTCATTACCAGTTTCATCAAAGATTATATCTCCTTTTTTGATTTCCCCTATAGTTGTAAACCCCGTAGGAGTAGGTACTACAGTATCAAGAGCTAGCGCTTTAGCCGATTCTCGATAACACTCCCACAATTCATGTTCCGTTCCATTAAGTAATGAATCACTCCATTTATAATGGAAAGGAGCAGACTCTACATCATCGGGCGCTGGTAAAAAAATTTCTCTAAAATATACTAAACTTTCTTCGCCAAGACGAAACGCATTGGCAAGGTCTTCAACTTGGCTCATGTCGATTCTCCTTTATCTATATATCCCCGGAAACGCAAGTTGGGCAATAGTCTGTTGTGGAGTTTTAGCTGTTAATTGTTGACGTAATAAATTATATTCTTCTCTAGAAATTTCACCTTTATCCATTTTATTACGCGCTTCTTGTAAAGAAGCAAGAATATTAGTTTGTGGCTGTTGAACAACGGGTGTTTCTATTGTTGGCATACCGGTAAACTCTACACCACTTTGTCTACGTTCCATAAAATTCTCTGGTGGTTCCACAACAGGAAGAGAAGGGGGTGGAGGAGGTAATTTTGTATTATCTTCCTCCGTAATGGCAGGAATACTTTCTATATAATTCGCTATTTCTTGGTCTGTATATCCCGGTCTAGCGTTTTTAATCTGGAAATCACGATATTGTTGTTCATAAGATTTTTGCAAATCGCCAAGATTCTGATTACCGGCATAAGCAGTAGGCAACATTTCTTGAAATGCTTGAGTATTAGTGACCGCAGGCGCACCTTGTGCTAGAATACCTTTAATCTTGTCCATAAAAGGGTCGCCACTTGTCGGCATTGCATAATTATTTCCAGCATTTGGCATTCCATTCTGTGCTTCTTGACGCATTTGGTCAATGCTAGGCGGAGTGAACTGTTGTGACGGAGGAGTTAATTGTGGCGTTTGTGCCGATAGAATATTTTCTTTAGGGTTATAATTTTCATACATTGGTTCTACTTGTTGTGTATTTGTGTTATATTTAAATTTCTTTTTGGGCAACACTATCACATCCTTATTCTTCGGATAATCCACCATTAACTACCATTAATTTTCTTGCTCTATCAGCTACTTCGTTAATAACGGAATTTTCCTGTCTAATTGGACCACCATCAGCACCAGTAAGTTCGCGTTTTTCTGTTGGTTTAAACCCAGCTCTATCAAGTAAATCTTTTGCCACATCAAAACGAAGCCGCGGCGATAAATCTTTATGGGATAATAAATCATCGTAAATATCTAATACAGTAGCAATCTTATCGTTAATGCGAGTCATTGCCATTTCTTTAACTGCGCCAACGCGAAGTTTCTGTGCTTCAGCGTCCATGCGTTTAATCTCTTCTATTTCTACTAATCTATTTTTTACCGTGGGATTATTAAGTAATTCTCTGCCAATCATGCCATATGTTCTACATCTAGTAAGTGTATATCCCGCGTCTACAACAGATTTTTTTAAATCATGTGTATCGGAATATGTTCGAATGAATTTTTCCATTTTGGCTGGAATAGTTTTCTTCATAAAATCCCCAATTTATCAAGTAGAATCACAAGAGTAATGGCAGCGATAATATAGATTACAGTAGAAGATTGTTTAGTTTTAGTGGCAATATCATTAATAAACTTATCAATATTCATTATTTCTTGCCTCCTTTTTTTAGCTTGAGAGTAAGCAATAGCCACCGCTTGTTTAGGCGGTCTGCGGCGGCGCGATTGCTCTGATTATTTCGTGGTCAGTCATGGCACATCAATACGGGACTGTCGGTGGCGTGAAATCTGCTGTCCAGCGAGCCCGACCATTAGTTAATTCAATCCCGCCGACCCATCCGTCGATATTTTGCAGTTCATCTGTTGCAAATACCCCGATTCCGAGCAATGCAGTTGTTGGATTATAGATTGTTGCATTAAATGCAGTTCCGCCGGCATTTAGCAACGTCCCGTTTGCAAAAAAATACATCAAATTGCCTGACCGCGTCACGGCGATGTGATAATTCGTGCCCGTGTTAATTGTTGTTGCCACTGACACGGTAGCGTCAGTTGAGCCATTTGTCGTGTAATAAAACTGAATTTTGTTACTTAGCACTTGCAGTGCCCAGCCGCGACCAGCATAAAAGACGATGTGAGACAGTACAGAATTGTACGTCCCCAAAAACGAGTTTATGCGAATCCATGCCGCAAGCGTAAAATCATGATCACTCAGTGCCCAATCCGCGCTGGCGCCGAACTGATAATATAAACCGCTTTTAAGCCGTAGACATCCAGGGCCGCACAAGTCATACGATTTGCTAATATTGGCCGCCTCAACCGTCTGCCCAGTTTGTATATTTAGCGACCCGCCAGCCCAAAAAAATTTGCGGGTAGAATCGTATTCCATTGGCCAATCTCCCTGTCTGGTCAACTGGTAAACATCTTGCACATTATACGGCTGTACCACGCCATATTTCGTCGGCAATGCCATGTCGCCACCTCCTTACGATATTTCCAATACACTGATAGTTAATGTTATTTTGTCGTCTCCGTCAGATACAGCTTTAATAGAATCTCCTGCTTCCAGAACAAAACCAGCCTCAATTGGTAATGCTGGAGTATTTATTGGTATAGATAAAGCATTTGTCAATTTCGTTTCCGTATTACTGTCACTAGAGTCAATCCATGACACTGTCAGGGTTCTGGAAGAAGTGTCATTATTGGAAGCCTGACAGAATTGCACAATAGCAGAAGTAGCAGATGGACAAGTATACAGTGTTTCCGCAGTAGTAATCGGCACCGATAGTTTTGCATTTTTAAAAATTTCAGCCATTTTATAAGTCCCTCCTAAAAAATATGGCGGATGCCTTGCTAGTAACTCCTGAATGAAGAGCTGAACCAATATCCAGATACCTATATAATGATGCATATGATTGTGCTACTTCCGGTGTGTCCGGAGTAGAACTGCCGCTATTGGTTATAACCATGTCACGAAACTTTCGTCTACACCAAAGCACCGGAAGAGCAAACGGTTTTGTAAAGCTAATAGCAAATTGTCTTACCGCTTCCATGTTACGCCTCGTAAATCGTGACGGTAGCTGCAAAAGTTCCTGCTGCTCCAATCAACGTATCGTTTGAAATATCAACATCTAATGTTCCGGCGACAAATAATCCTTGCACCATAAAATCATATGCGCCAATAGCGGTTCCTTTAATTGTCGCTGCTTTGGGAACAGTAAGTGATGTTAAATAGCACTTGGTTGAAACACTATTGATGGTCCTAGTATTAAAAAGTTTAACTGTTAAATCAGATTCAGTAGAAGGATTAACTACATTAATTAGGTAATTTTGCACTGGATATGCTGGAGAGGAAATTTGAGTTAATGATTTAACAGTATTAGCAGCAGCATTATTAGCCCAAGCTCCTGTAGTCTGCCGAGAAACTACTGCACCAGATACGTCTCTACTAATTCTGGCATCTATTGAACCTTTATATGTCTTTTGACTCAAAAAAATCACATCCTTTTAAAATATTACCAAGTGATTGCTTGTATTTGTTCTATAGTTGTAGCATTTTTTAAATTAGTCCTAAGTTTATCAAAATGAAGAAATGCTTGAGTTTGCTGTAATGCTCCCTCTTCCATAACTGCTACAAAAGCAGAATGAGTTTGTGGAAGAAACTGTTTTTCAGTAGGCGAAACCCACACTCTATAATATATTTTTGGTTCCTCTCCTTCTTTATCCCAAGAATCATAAGCATCCTTTGCTCTATTTTTAGCAGAAAGAAAATCTATCTGGCTTGAAGTATCTGCGTCAAATCCCATATTATTATGCCAAACTATAGCTGATTTAGCAGCAGAAAACAGTTTGTAAAGTTCTGATAGTTTTTCCCCCCTTACCTGTTCAATATCTTTTGGTTGATTTATTAAGATAGATTGGAATTCTTCTGGTGTTACCTCTTTTTCTTCAATTTCTTCTGGTAAATATCCAGCATTAATAGCATTTGAGATAAGAGTTCCAGAAGTAGCTTCTGATTGCATTTCAAGTAGTTTACTATTTGAACGTAGTAAGCAAACTTTCATAGTACTCCTCCTTTATGCTAAAGCTAAATAATAAATTGTTTCGGTTTGTGAAACAGAACTACTTCGAGTCCACGCTAAAGTAAATCCGTCAGAATCCAAAGAGGCAACAGTTGCGTATGATTCATAAATATTTGAACCATCATCATGCACAATGTGGAATGCCTGATCATTTATCAAAGACGCCGCCGGGGCAGCCCCTTCATATATACTCAAAAATTTTCTTGCACTACCGTTGTCCCAACCAAAACCAATCATACTCTTTGTACTTGTTGCGCCTGCGGGGAAAAACAAGACGAGTTTGGGTTGAAATCCAACTCCAGTATAAGAAACATTTCCAGACGCAGTAGACATTAATCGGGTAAAAGACCCTGCCTTAGTCAGAAGTCCAGACCCTCCAGTAACCGCTGCCCATATGGGATTCGCTCCGGCACCTTGTGATTTTAAATAGTACCCGGATGTGCCAATTCCTAGTCGTTCAAGGGCAGACGCCCCACGAATCAAAAGGTCTCCTTGAGTTGTCAGTAAAGAACTTTCAATCGCGCCGACTTGTGATGCGGTAACAGAGTGGGGGTTCGAGGTACTCGATATATGGGTCTGGATGTTGGCACTAGCAGGTTCGTATACTCCTGTATGAGCATGAGTCACAAACGGCGCAGATAAACTAATCACATTCCCCGATACGGTAATAGTCACATTACTACCAGCGGATAATGTAAAACTAGTTGCCCCGGTAGTGGCAGTAATACTAGCACTACCAACAACAACCTCATTAAAGGCTATTGCCCCACTAGTAACACCGGAATTAACCGCATCAGTCAACTCATGCAACCATTTAGCAGTCGGCGGGATAGGTGGATTACGTAAACTCATTCTCCCACCTCCATAAAATTACTTTAACACACTAAAGTCTGTTATCCTTTATCATGTTAATACACTATAATAGGCTATAAACTGGAAATTACAACCATTTTTTGTTATTAAGTGTTGTTGACAGTAATTTTTATAAAAGAATATGTGTATAAGTGGAGGAAAAGTTATTACCAGCCTGTGAGAAAATGTAACAAAGTGGAGATTTCCAGTATTTTCCAGTAACTTTTTAAACATATGTAAAAATTTTTTTAGACCAACCACAATATATAGTTTTACTTTCGATTAAAACCATAGACTAAACTATTTGATTACAAATAATATAATCGGTCTTGTTCCGACCGATATAATTGCATAGTGATATCTACACTATACATTAGGGGTTTTATTGT